TGCGATAGTAACTTTACCTAGGTCTGTGTCTTTTGCTATCGCTATAACATTAGATGTTGCAGCTATAGTTGCACTTCCTAGTTCGGTATCTCTGCCTACCGCATCAAAGTCTGATACAGCTTGGATAGTTGCTTGTAACTGTTCAGCATCCCTAGCGATTGCTGTAACATTTGATACTGCTGCAATAGTTGCTTTTAGTTCTTCAGCATCTCTAGCAATCGCAGTAACACTTGATACTGCTGATATGGTTGCAATACCACCACGCTTTCTACTACCAATACTTGTAAAGTTAGTAACTGATTGTATGGTTGCAGTCGCTATCTCTGTGTTAGCACCAACAGCTAAGAAGTTTGTGTTTGCCTGTATGGTTGCAGACTCTTGGAATAGTATTCTAGCAAATCCTGTTAAGTTAGAATTTGCCTGAATGGTTGCTACACCTGATACAGTATTTCTAGCGGTTGCGCCAGATGTTGCGGATACGGTTGCTTCAGCTTGAAAAGCTAAATCGTTATATTTTGACCTGGAATAATAGCCTTTGTTATAGCCTATACTGGCCATGACGTTAAGCTAATGTTACGTCTAAATCACCAGCGTTAAATCTAAATACATCTCCTGTGCTTACAGTCTTGGAAGCGTCTAGGTTAGCGTATGCTAACAAGTTTCCAGATGTTGATGCGTCTAAAATACCAACTGCTACGATAGTTCCTAAGTTTGCAGTTGCTGTAGGATATTCAATAGCTGATGGGTTGGTTGCGGTAGTTGGGTTAGTACCAGATACATTGAATGTACTTGATCGTCTTACATAGCCTCCACCTGTTGCTTCAGTTCCACCGCCTGTATCAGTTGGTGCTACTGTATATAAAGCAACATACAATGTTGTGGGTGCTGTATAAGCATTGCCACCAAAGACATGCTCTAAGACCTTGTCTTCTAAATAATCACTAAATCCAGCCATTCTATTCTCCTAATTATTTTTAAAAATATAAGTATTTCTGCCAGTTTTGCCGTAAGTTTTTCGTCTTTGCATTAAAGATCCCTTACCAAACTCTGCCTTCTCTTGTTCCATTCTAATCTCTTCTATGGCCTTTTCAAACTGTGATGAGAATAAAGCAACCCTGTCATCTTCCATAAGGAATATAGAGGCATGCTTTAAAGCACCATATAAGTATGCGTCTGGATATGATGTAGAAATAAAATTCGTTGTATTCGCATCACTTAGCGCATCTATAGAGCCGTAGTATGTTAATTGTAACGTATAACTTGAGTCTGGTGTAGGTGCTAATTCAATTGTATTGTCTACCAATGCAAAGTAAACAGGTTGGCCTGTAGCATTACCTTTGCTTTTTCTATAAACATCCATTGATTCTATAGACTGTTGGAACAATGGGCTAAAGTCGTTGCTATCTATTTGCACATTGATAGCCTCTAACCAATCAGTTGGTAATGATAAATACTGGCCATCTGCTGTTGCAGTAGCTCTTTTTACCATGTCTTTATTTCTTAATCTTCTATTTAACTCTGCCTCTGTTGCATCAATGAAAAAATCTAACTGGTTAGTCAAATCAGATCTATTAAGAAAACTTGCAATATTAGTTTTTAATTCATCGTATGTCATACTTTACCTTTCCATGTTCTAAATGGTTTGTTGTCTGAATGGTTTAACCAGTCTTTCCATTTTGCTGAATCTTGCGCCCATCCTTCTCTTAATGCTTTCTGATATACAACCATTGGAACTTCTGCTATATGTCTAAGATCTTTGCCTGGAGTTTGTTCAGATAATTGTTTTACATATTCTAAAGTAGGATCAACATCCTGTTTAGTATGGTATATAAACTTATTATCTTCTGTTGCAAATACAGATTTAAAGTTTCTTTTATGATCTATAACTGTGGTTTTTGCCATGCTTAATTTTAGCACAAAAAAAAGGGAAGCCGAAGCCTCCCTTAAAGTTATTGACTAACTCTACTAAGTAGTTAAGTCAGCAACGATGCCGTGTGCAGCTTCGTTACCTACTTCTAAACCATACTCAACAAGCAATAATTTTGTTACTGCGTCCCCTACTGTAGCGATATCAACTGTTTTAAAGTCTCTTAGGTAAGAAACTTTAGCATATTCTGGATCTACTAATAATAGTGATCTATCTCTACTGAAGTTAGATGGTACGATTTTTAGCTCGCCAAAGTCTGATGCGTAAATAGAAACAGAAGCTTCTACTGTGTTTGCATCAACAAATTGTCTAGCCTGAGATCTACCTGTGAAACCAGAAATAACTTGCTTGTTTACTGGACCACAAATCGCTAGTGAAGGCTCACCACCGTTTTGGAAGCAAGATTGTAAAACTGACTTTAATAAAGGTTCAGTTAAAGCTCTTCTGTTACCAGTTGTTGCGTCAGTTGGAGCAACACCGTCACCACCACTTGCACCACCAGTTCCTCTTGATACGTTTGAAGTCATCCAAGATTCAAAACCACCAGTTACCCTAGCTTGCGTGTTACTACCAGTTGTCTTAGCACCTTTTTGACAAAGAGCTGTTTCCATATCTCTTTTCAAAGCTTTAGCCATAATAGCTAATTGGTGTGCCATTTCTGATCTTTTACCAGCTGGATCACTTGATTCCTGAGAACCAGATATTGTTGCGTCTCTTTTTGAGATCATCGCAACATTTATTTTCTTTTCTGTTGGAGTAGCAGCAGATGTAGAACCGTCTAATCTGAATCCTTCGATTTCACCAGCAGCATTAACTGTTGGCAATGCTTCTGTTTGCCAATTAAAAACTACGTTCTTAATTGAGTTCTTTCCGATTGATGACATAAAAGGCGTTGCTGTTGGAGAAATGTTATAGATAACATTACTTAACTGTTCTCTATCAGCTGTCGCTTCGTACGTATCAAAGACATTATTTATTTGAGCCATGATATTTTCCTATATTTAAAATTTATATTAATTGTTCAAAAACTTTAGCTGCGTCTTGCACTTTGCCAGACTTAGCCAATCTTTGTGTTGCTCTCTTTACAGGTGCTACCGATTTTCTTTTGTTAGCAGTACCAGGCCTTGCAACTCTAGCTGGTGCTTTTTGTGTTGGTTTTTTCTTGACAGTTTCAGCAATTTTATCACTTAACCATGCCTTTCTTAAACCAAGTAAAGCTCTCCAGTCATATACAGAGTTGATCTCTTCTTGGGTATATCCCAAGACCTCAGTTGCATAAGACGCAATCTCAGCTTTTTCTTTATTGGCAACCTCTTGGTTCTGCCATTCTGGAATAACCTCAAGTAGCTTTGTTTGTCCCTCTTCAACTTGTTGTTGAATAAGTTTTTGCTGTTCTACAAATGACTCTTGTTGGAGTCTTTGTTGTTCAGCTTGGACAGCGTCTAGCTTTTGCTTTTGTTCATTCCAAACTTGCTGTTGTCTTACATAACCAACTGGATCATCTTCATATAATGCGTTCCAATCTGGCTCTTCGCCCAAAGCACTATTCAACTGTGCTTCCATTTTCGGTAATAACTGCGAATAGATCGCATCCCTTTGCTCTAACTCTGATTGTTTCTGCTCAATAGTTTTACGCTGTTGAGAGAGTTCTTGAGTTTTACGCGTATAATCTTGCTGACGAGAATATCCGTTGACGAGTTCCTCTTGCGTGACTTCTACCTCTTGGCCATCTACCTTTACGGTAAATGTTTGAAGTTGCGGAGCTTCCTCTTCAACATCTGTGTGTTCATCTTCAACCTCTTCGCCATCTTCCAACTCATCTATAATTTCTTGATCTAATTCATCTTCAATAAATTCAGAATCATCTTCAATGACTTCTTCTTGTACCACATCTTGTTCTTCTAAAACATCTTCAACATTATCCTCTTCAGGTGTTAGTATGCTTTCAAAAACAGACGCAGCTAATTCTGTGTCGCTTTGTAAAGCAGTCGGTTTTCCGTTATTGCTCATAAATACTCCTTAAATGTATTTATAAGTATTTTATATCAAGAATGTGTGAAAAGGGAAGTATTAACCAATATTTCTAATTTTGTTAATATTTGCTTTAGTGAGCTTTCCTTTCTCTGCAAGGATGCGCAGATGTCTTTCAACCTCTGGCAATAGTAATAAAGACCTGTGTAAGTCTTCTCTGATGTTTACATCTTTTATATCTCTGGAATTTAACCAATGAGTTATGTACTCATTTTTTAAGTTTTCCATAGCATTTTTAAAGACATCTGATTTAAGTAATATTTCTGCTTGTTCTGCCTGTACGGCTTCTTCGTGTGTAATAGACATTATCTAAATAAGTTTATAGGTGGTAAAGATCCCCTGGACATTGGTCTGCCGTAAGCGCCCTGGCTTTCCATTCTATAGTCTTGGGGTTGTAGTAAAGACTGTGGAGGTGTTTGTATTGGCGCTCCTGGTATTTCTGGTTGCGTCAATAGTGAAGGTACTTGTATATGTGTTTGTCTTGCAGGCGGTGCTATGGGCGGTGCTATTGGTACTGGAGTTTCTCTTGGTTGTTGAGATATACCACTAGCCATAATGTTTGCTATAGGCTGTTGTATAGACATTGGTTGGTCAACCCTAGCCATGGCTTGTTTTTCTACAGGTAAATAGTTTGGCTTTGGTGGCATAAAATAATTACCAGTATGAGCCATTGGAGGAGTTTGTTGGAAGTTTGGGATCTCTCCCATTTGTCCTAGTCTTGTTTGAAAAGCGCCTTTACTCATATTAGCCTGTTATTAATCTATCCATTTTTTCGTCTAGTTTATCTAAACGGTCTATAACTCTATCTATGCTTATTGCAAATTCCTCTTTAGTAACGTATTTGCTAGCAACCTCTTCCCGAGTCTTGTTTACCAGTATATCAATTCTTTTGGTTTCTGTCGCGTTAGACCTAATGCTATGAATGATTGGCATGATTACAAGTGTAATCATTACGTTCCAAAATAACAATGTAGTAATGTCCATCATCAGTAGCTCCAAATGTGAGGTCTTGGCCTGCCGTTTGCATCCTTAGATATATCCAAGTGTATAAACCTAGCATCTCCTTTTTGATTAACCCCAACTCCAGTAAAGCCATAGTCAGTAGCTTTTGATAATACTTGTAAAGCCTGGTTGCCTCTTAAATATATGTCAGCTGCTAAACCTAAAGCGTGCGTGCCTGGGGCGGATTTATTCTTTTCTATAGGATGATCTGCGCATCTATAACCGCTTGTAATCTTAAACGGAAATCCAACTTCTGTTCTCAACAATTGTAACTTATCAACAAGTTCTTTTTCAATCTTGTTTTCACCACAATGCTTGCAAGCGAACTCTTCTAAACTAAAATTTTCCCAAGTCATTTTGTTAGCCCTTTTGTCTTTTCATAAGATCTCATTCCGCCAAGACCAAGCATACCCATAAGGACAGGTAGCATAGTTGATGTATCTGCTTGAGGTACGACAATACCAAAAGGTGCAGCGAGAGGGCTGATAAGAAAGTTAACTGCAAAACCGCATACACATATCCATGCTGTAGCTGGTCGCCAAGATGATTGAAACCAATTACCTTTGGCCTCTTCTTTGTTTACTTCTATTTGTGCTTTTGCTATTTCGTGAACATGCTTTTCAGACATGGTTGCAATTTCGTGAGCTATTTGCTGTCTTTTATCTGCGTCTGGAATGACCTTATTAAGTATCTTCGTTACTGGTTTTATCAGTTTGTCTATCATTGTGTAATCCTATAAAGTATTCAGCGTCCACCAAAGCCAACGGCTTAGTTCTGTTTCTCTTTATTATAACCAAAGGTTCGTAACCTTTACAGTTTTCTTGCGATTGTTCGTATGCTTTCCACACGTTTACCGCTTCTTGGTTCTTACACTCTATAGAATATGGAAACTGTCTTCGGGATAGAACTCCCATGATGACATCTTCTCCATTAGATCCCATTGGCCTGGATTCAAGATCTTCTGGATCAAAGCCCAATAGTTCAATGAGTTTATCTACAACCCATTGTTGTAAAGCTCTGCCTTTTGCCTTTGCAGACGATGGCCTCACTTTTTCTTTTTCTTGTACGTTACTTTTTTACCAGCTTTTTTAGCTGCTACTTTGGCTGCTTTCATACCCTTTGATGTGTATGAGAATTTTTTATTTCCTACTTTTGGCATTTTTTCTCCTTGTGATTTTAAGAACTGTTTATTTGCTTGTCTTTGTAAAGATCTTTCTAAAAGTTTATCTATTAATTTGGCTATTTGCTTCACTTGCCCTTTTTCATCTTATTACTTATCCACATATTTTTAACAAGTGATGGTTTTTTACCAAACTTTTTATCTGCTTGTGATTTTGCAGAAGAGTAACCTTTCTTGCCTTTTAAGGTTGTCTTCTTGCCTTTGTATTTCATATCCCATACGTCTACCATTTTTTACAACTCCAATATCTTGCGGTTAATTTACTAGGTGGATTAGTATCACATTTATGCCTAGCGCGAAAAGACTTACGCCTTTTTGGTTGGTCTTTTTTTATGGTCATTTTAGGATCTCCAAATCTTATCAGTCTAATCTTTTCACCAACTTTTGCTAATACAGCAAATTTCTTAGACTTTCCTGGTGTCCTTTTTGGTTTGTTATAACCAGCGAATCGTTCGCCTCTATATGTTAATGCCATAACTTATTGTATAATAATCGGATGCAGAACAAAACATTTTATTTTGAGTGGGAAGGCGGACCAGCAATTATAAGGCCATCTGATCCTGGTTTTGTAGAGGGCTTATATCTATCATCAAAAACAAATAAGTGGATACCCGCTAATGTTTTACAGTATGGTGACTTTTATGATAATGGTGACTTGATGAGCAAGGGCGAGTTTGACAAAAAATTCGGCGGTATAGGTAAAAAGCTTCCCAAAATACCAGGCTAATTACTTTCTAGTAACAATTCTTTTTTCAAAAGATGGATCCATCTTTTTACGGGCATCGCTGAATATTTTTTGTTGTATCTTAATTAACTCTTGTTCCTTTTTGTCTATCGCAACTGGCACTTTGGTAGCGCCTGGGTTGTCTTTAAAATATGCCTGCAACAAAGATCTTTGCATTGTGTAATACTTATGAGTTTTTTCGCCAGCTTCCGCCATTGGCTTGGATATAAGTTGCACCTCTGCTATAACGGAATCACCAGCATCATCAACGTACTTAATTTTTGCGTTTCTTGCCTGGAAGCCAGTTTGTTTAATTAGCTTTTCTCCCTCATCTATAACATCATATTTTTTATTAAGCTGGGCAACAACCTTGTCTGCGTCAGCTGGATTATTTACATATATCCTGGTTCTTATTCCATCTGTTATCTCTTGTACGTTTCCTTCTTTTCTTAAAGCTTTGTCTTGGATGCTTTCCAAAGACTTAACCTCAACATCAATTGTTTTTCCACCAGACATTTTAAACTTAGGAGCTTTTTCTAGTCCCAGGTTGTCAGCTATAGACTTAACTTCTGCCTGGAACCCTGGATTTAGTTTAGCGCTTGTGTTGTATAGATCTTCTGGGCTTTTTATTGCAGCCTGGGTAGATGTTATAAAATCTAGTTCCTGGCTTTTAGGAATATCTGGAGTAAACATATATTGTTTTTTACTTGGTGCAGATTTCAACAAACCAGATCCAACGGTTGCAGCTGCTTTGGCTGGAGCGCCTATAAAACCAAGTGCTTCCATTGGAGTGTCTGGCACAACAAAGTCTTTTATTCCTCGTCCTAGTTTTTGTAAATTAGCTATAACTGGATCTGGAGAGTATTGCTCTCTTTTTATCTTTTCAAGATCCATTGGGGATAATGGAGCAGCAATACCAGTATGGTTTTGAGGTTTAGAGAAAGGTGTTTGAACTGGAGAATCCAGGAGTTGCCTCAATTTATCTTGTGAGTTGTTGTATTTCAATGTACTGCTCTCTCTTCGTAGTAAATTATTTCTGCATCCTGGGTAACTTCGCCACCAGACATAAGGGACATGATCTTCAGAGCATGCTTTCTGTCTTTTGCTCGTATCTCTTTACCCACATAAACCATGTCGTCAACAATTACCTCAATATCAAAAATTTTGTGGTGGGACATTTCCTGTAAATAATCCTTGAGCTT